TACAACTGCTATTTCAATTGTGAGTGCTTTGGCGTGAATTGGTTTCACAGCATGTTATCTGATGGTACAGATGATCTTATCAGCAGTAAAAGAGCAGTAACAATCGCCGCATTTATTTTGTGTGCTATCGCCTTTGTTGCAGATTTAATTTGGGATTTAAAGGTAGATCCAAACGTGTTTGAGGGTATGATGTATATTGCCATCGCCGGCCTTGGAGTTACTGCATCCGAAAAATTTGCAAAAAAGAGCGAGGCACCAAAACTATGAAAATAAATCCTGTGTCTTATCCCACAATTCAACCACCAACAATTTCAAAACCAGTAACAGAATACATTGAACATATACACCAAGAGAGAATTGAAGTTAAAATGGCACTTGAAAAGATTGAACAAGGAATGGTAGAATTAAAAACACTCATCGATCAAATTGCCGCAATAAGGTGTAACAAAGATGTATCCTGAAGAAGAAAAAATGCATGCTCTCGAATTAAAAGTTGGTTTGTTGGAAAAAGATGTTCAACAAACTGATAGGGTATGCGAGAAACTATCTGAATCTATAGAAAAGATTCAAGAAATGAATGATAACATGATTCGTATGTTAACCATTCACGAACAACGCCACGAACAACACGAAAAATCGGAAGATAATTTGCAAGAAGATATAAAAGAATTACATTCACGCATTACTACAGTTAGCCGTGAAATACATGAACGAATTGATCAAGTGGAGGTTAGAATTACCGAAAGACTTGACAATATTCGTGCCGATCTTATTCGCCATAAACAGGAAGATAATGGCAATAAAATTAGCGATACTTTAAAAGAAATCGATAAGTATAAATGGATGATCCTCGGTGCAGCCATCGCACTTGGTTGGGTTATCGGTAATGTCAATCTAGGTGTTTTAGGTACACTTTTCAAATAGACTTGTTTTTGTTGTAGTTTTTTGTTATACTCTTTATTATGTTATCAGTTGATTCTAAATATGTCCGTCTAATGTCATTTCGTCTGCGTAATTTCAAGCAGAAGAATGATTACCTTTGGAATTTCTCCTGTCCAATTTGTGGTGACAGTAAGAAAAATAAAACAAAGGCTCGTGGTTATGTTTATCGTAAATTAAATGATTTGTTTTACACCTGCCATAATTGTGGTGCAGGTTTAAGTCTTGGTAATTTTATAAAGCATGTAGATGAAAGTTTGTACAAAGAGTATTCTCTTGAACGATACACATCGGGTAAGACCAATAATTCAAAACTTGCAAACACAATTCTTAACATTACACCAACAAGGTTCGATAAACTTGAAAAGGCAAAAACATTTGAACACGCAGAATGGTGTGATAAACTGCCAGAAGGCCACTTTTGTCTTGATTATCTAAAGCACAGAAAAATAGATAAATCACATTATGAAAGATTGTTATTTACACAAAATTATAAACAATTTGTTGATGCACTCATACCAAATCACGGAAAACAATTACTTGATGATGCACGACTTGTAATTCCTTTTTATGATGCGTATAATGAATTGATTGCTGTATCTGGCCGTGCATTAGTAACGAGTGACAAAACATTAAGATATGTTACTATAAGAACAAAAGAATCTACTGATAAATTGATATTTGGCATGGATCGTGTCAATCGATCAAAAGATGTTTATATTGTCGAAGGACCACTTGATTCATTGTTTATTGATAATTGTGTTGCCTCCGGTGATGCCAATCTTACACTTGCAGCAAAAAGTATTTCAGTAGGTAAAAAGATTTTAATATTTGACAATGAACCAAGAAATAAAGAAGTGATGAAATTGATGCAAAATGCAATCAAATTAGATCATTTTGTAGTAATTTGGCCAGATAATTTGATTGGTAAAGATATAAATGAAATGATCATGAATGGAAAAACAAAAACAGAAATACAAAGTATTATAAGTAGTAACTCCTTCAAAGGTCTTGAGGCACAAGCCAAGTTTACATTTTGGAAAAAAGTATGAAAGTTGAATTGATTAGTTATACACAACCAGCGATGCATTTCGCTGAGAACACAACAGAATTGGTTGCTTTTTGTGCGAGAGTATCAAATCCTAGCAACCAAGCCAACAAAGAAACTAGTGAGAAATTAATTCGTTATCTTATTAAGCATCAGCATTGGTCACCACTTGAAATGGTGAACATGTGTTTAGAAATAGAAACCACAAGAGATATTGCAAGACAAATGCTTCGTCACCGTTCATTTAGTTTTCAAGAGTTTTCTCAGCGTTACGCCGACCCAACTAAAGATTTAGATTTTGTTTTAAGGGATGCAAGATTACAAGATGAAAAGAATCGTCAAAACTCCGTTGAAACAGATGATGAATTATTAAAATACTCATGGAGAATTATGCAGAATCGTGTATTAAGTGAAGCAAAAACTGCATATCAATGGGCCATAGATAATGGTATAGCAAAAGAACAAGCTCGTGCTGTATTGCCTGAAGGACTTACAATTTCGAGATTATACATGAATGGCACATTAAGATCATGGATACACTACATACAACTTCGCTCAGCGAATGGCACACAAAAAGAACATATAGAAATAGCACAGAAATGTGCAGAAATAATTGCCACGGTATTCCCCATGGCAAATGAATTCGTAACAAAATAATAATAACTGGAGTATTGCATGTCTGATATTGTTCACGGCATCACCGTAGATTTCACTAGAGATTCATTGTTTGATGAATTAGGTATCAAAAGATTAAAAGAGAGTTATATGCGTGAGGATGAAAACTCACCACAAGAAAGGTTTGCATATGTATCTAAACATTTTGGGACGAATGCTGCACACTCGCAAAGGCTTTATGAGTATTCTTCTCGACATTGGCTTTCTTATTCTACTCCCATTTTATCTTTTGGCCGCTCTAAGCGTGGTCTGCCTATTTCATGTTTTCTCCCGTATCTTGATGATTCCGCAGAAGGCCTTGTCGATTGTCTGGCGGAAGTAAATTGGCTCTCAATGCTAGGAGGAGGGGTTGGAATTGGAATTGGAATTCGCTCTGCTGATGATAAGTCGGTTGGTGTTATGCCTCATTTGCGTACCTATGATGCTTCTTCTCTCGCTTACAGGCAGGGCAGAACTAGGCGTGGTTCTTACGCTGCTTATCTTGATATTAGTCATCCTGATATTCTCATTTTTTTAGAAATGAGGAAACCAACAGGCGACCAGAATATGCGTTGCTTGAACTTGCATCATGGCATTAATGTTACAGATGATTTCATGCATCTAATTGAAAAATGTATGTTAGATCCACATGCTGATGATACATGGCATTTAAAAGATCCTCATAGTGGTGAGGTTCGTGATACAGTATCGGCTCGTGAATTGTGGCAGCGTATATTAGAAATTCGTATGCAAACAGGTGAACCTTATTTGCATTTTATTGATACAAGTAATCGTTTAATGCCAGAGTTTCAAAAGAAACTTGGTCTATCAATTAAACAAAGTAATTTGTGTAGTGAAATTATTTTACCAACAGATAAAGAGCGTACAGCTGTCTGTTGTTTATCATCAGTTAATTTGGAGTATTACGATGAATGGAAAAACGATCCAAACTTTTTGCACGATGTTGCTGAAATGCTTGATAATGTTCTTCAGTACTTTATTGACAATGCTCCTTCTTCTATCGCTCGTGCAAAGTATAGTGCCAGCAGAGAGCGTTCTATTGGTATTGGTGCTCTTGGGTTCCATGCTTATTTGCAGCGAAACAATATTGCTTGGGAATCTGCTTTGGCCACAAGTGCCAACAATAAAATGTTTAAACATATTAAGGAGAAATTAGATGCTGCCAATCTTTCGTTGGGTGCCAAACGGGGAGAGGCTCCCGATGCCGTTGGTACTGGTCGCAGGTTTAGTCATATGCTTGCCATTGCTCCTAACGCTTCTTCTTCAATCATAATGGGCAATACATCACCAAGTATTGAACCTTTTAGAGCAAATGCATATCGACAAGATACATTAAGTGGTGCCTTTCTAAACAAAAACCGTTATTTGGATAAAATCATCAAGGAGAAATGTGATGCAGACAAAAATCTTGATTACAGCGAAATCTGGTCGTCTATCATCGCCAATGATGGGTCCGTTCAACACCTTGAGTTTCTTGATGAGTGGACAAAAGATGTGTATAAAACCAGTATGGAAATTGACCAAAGATGGGTCGTGGACCATGCAGCTCACAGACAAAGTTACATTGACCAAGCGCAGTCTGTCAATTTGTTTTTTAGACCAGATGTTAATGTAAAATACTTACATGCTGTACATTTTCAGGCATGGAAACAAGGATTGAAAACTCTTTATTATTGTCGTTCAGAAAAATTGGCCAAAGCTGATAAAGTTGCTAAAAAAATTGAGCGTGAAGTAATACAAGAGATTGATTTAAAACAATTAGCGACAGAAGAAGTGTGTTTGGCTTGTGAAGGTTAATGTTGTATTAAGAACATGCGATAGAGTTTCTTTGGCGACTGATAGAATAGTGGCCAAAGATGAATGTATTATTCGTTGTTTAATTTCTTTAGTAAATTCTTTAGAATCATATGGTAAATATTCATTACATATCATAGATGATAATTCAAGTGAATGTACTAAAGATAAAATAAAAGAAGTTGCACCAACAGCAACATTTAATTTTTTACCTGAGAGGGATCAAACAGGTCTAAATGGTAAACAAAAGTCACGATATTCAGTAAAAGTGGCATATGACTACATTGATACTTTACCTGAAGATGAATTAGTTTATATTGTAGAGGATGATTATTTACATTATAATGATTCGATAAGAAAGATGGTTGAAGCATGGTATTACTTTCAATCATTTGATATGAAAACAGAAATTGGCATATTTCCACAAGATTTTGTGCAATTATATTTTCATCCTAAAAACTTATTTAATGATACTTACATCAGACCATGTATTGTATCACCAGGACCAGACAGATACTATCGTACCACATGGTTCACACACGAATCGTTTATGATAAAGAAATCTGTCATTACAAAATATAAAGAAGAATTTAATAAATTGATGGAGATAGGTGAGATAGATGGTAAATGGGAAGGCACCAGTCTATCAAATGTATGGACAAAACCTGATGTAGCTATGTTGATGCCCATGAAAACTTTAGCAATACATGTAAGTACAAAAGAAGATATTTCATTTTTCTGTAACGATTTTCAAGAATTATGGAACAAAAACGCATACTAGTTGTTGGTGCAGGTTATGCTGGCGCCGTAGTGGCCAGAGAATTACATGATGCTGGATTTTATGTAGATGTGATTGATCGCCGGCCACATATAGCAGGTAATGCTTACGATTTTGAAAATGATTTTGGTATTCGTGTGCATAAGTATGGCCCTCATTTGTTTCATACTAACAATGAAGAAGTATTTAAATGGTTATCTAAATTTACTGATTGGATACCATATGAACACGAAATAAAAGCTAAATTAAAAAGTGGTGCATTTGTACCATTTCCAGTAAATAGAAATACTTTATTGGTCGTAAATAAAGAAGATGTTTTTAAAACATTTTTTGAACCGTACTCACGCAAAATGTGGGGACAATATTACGATGAAATAAGTAAAGATGTATTTGATAGAGTAAAACCAAGAGATACATCAGATAATCGTTGTTTTACTGACAAATATCAATATATGCCTGTTGAAGGCTACACAAAAATGTTTGAAAATATATTAGATGGTGTAAATGTATTTTTAAATCGTGATTATCATAAATCTATGGAAAATGAATATGATCATATCTTTAATTCGATGGCCATAGATGAATATTATGATTATTGCTATGGCGAATTGCCATATCGATCAATACATTTTCATACGATAACAGTACCCATAGATGAAATACTGCCTTGTACAACAGTAAATTTTACAGATGATGGTCGATTTACAAGAGTTACAGAATGGAAAAAAATACCAATGCATGGTGAGAATATGAATTACAGTACCGTTACATATGAAGAACCATGCGACTATAAAGAAACAGGTGAAAAGTATTATCCCGTGATGACTGAAAATACGAAATTGTTATACAAAAAATATAAAGACATACAAAATGATAAGGTGACATTCATTGGCCGATGCGGCCTTTATACCTACATGGATATGCACATGGTTGTTTCGTCATCGTTATCAATCGCAAAAAAATTTATAAGAGAGAATAAGTATGGTAAAGAGAAAACATAACATAACAGAAGAAAGAAATTCATTCAAACCTTTTTATTATCCATGGGCATATGAAGCATGGTTAAAACATGAACAGATTCATTGGTTGCATACAGAAGTGCCTATGCTTGAAGATGTAAAAGATTGGAAAAATAAACTTACAAAAGAAGAAAAACAGTTTCTTACACACATTTTTCGATTCTTCACACAAGGCGATATAGATGTTGCTGGTGGCTATGTTAAAAACTATTTACCTTATTTTGCACAACCAGAAGTTCGTATGATGCTTCTTGGCTTTGCGGCTCGTGAAGCATTACATGTGGCTGCATATTCACACTTAATTGAAACTCTTGGCTTGCCAGAAACTATGTACAATCAGTTTCTTGAATATGATGCAATGAAACAAAAACACGAATACATTCTAGATATTTCTAATCAAAATTCAAGTAAAGAAAACACAGCCAAACATATTGCCGTATTCTCTGCATTTACAGAAGGTATGCAGTTGTTTAGTTCTTTTATTATGTTATTGAATTTTCCACGACATGGTAAAATGAAAGGCATGGGACAGATTGTTACATGGTCAATTGTTGATGAAACCATGCACACAGAATCAATGATTAAGTTGTTTAGAACCTATATTGAAGAAAACAAAGAGATTTGGAATGATGAGTTAAAAGGTCAGATATATACTATTGCAGGTAAAATGGTTGAATTAGAAGATAAATTCATTGACCTTGCATTTGATATGGGACCAATGCAAAATCTAACATCAGATGAAGTGAAACAATACATTCGATATATTGCTGATCGTAGACTAATTAGCCTTGGTATGAAAGGTATTTTTAAAGTTAAAAAGAACCCACTACCATGGGTTGAAGAAATGATTAACAGTCCAATTCACGGCAATTTCTTTGAGAATCGTGTAACTGATTATGCAAAAGGTGCATTGTCTGGTGATTGGGAAGATGTATGGGGCAAAGCAGCATGATCACAATAGATCAAACAGCAATAAACAAAATTGCAGAGTTATATGTAGAAGAAAATGATCCTGAAGTAAAAGGCCTTCGCATATTTGTTCAAGGTGGCGGTTGTTCTGGTTTTCAATATGGTTTTACTTGGGACAATGCCATCAATGAAGATGATTTTGTTTTTGATGTGAAAGATGATATAAAATTATTAGTTGATAGTATGTCATCACAATATTTGCAAGGCACAACAGTTAAATATAAAAAAGAATTAGGCGGTGAACAATTTGTTATGGAAAATCCTAATGTAACAACCAAGTGTGGTTGTGGTTCATCTTTTGGAGTTTAAAAATGGCATATTCAGCTCAAGTAATAGACCATTATGAAAATCCTAGAAATGTAGGATCTTTTGCAAAAACAGAAGATTTAACGAAAATTGGTACAGGTATGGTTGGTGCTCCAGCCTGTGGCGATGTAATGAAATTGCAGATAAAGGTGAATGATGAAGGAATTATTACTGATGCGAAGTTTAAGACATATGGCTGCGGCTCCGCAATTGCAAGCAGTTCTCTTGTCACGGAATGGGTCAAGGGTAAAACTCTTGATGAGGCATCAACTATTAAGAATACTCAAATCGCCGAAGAGCTGGCGCTCCCTCCAGTCAAAATACATTGTTCAATTTTGGCTGAAGATGCAATCAAAGCGGCCATAGAAGATTATAAGAAAAAGAATTCACAATGTTTGGTTTAACTTTAATTATGACTTTGTTATTAGGTTATCAAGTAATGATGCCTCAGGTAAACAATGCCAAATACACCTTCAATATTGATTCAGAAGGTACTATTATACGCATGAATACACAAGATGGCACAATGGAAAAATGTGATAAAAATTTAATTTGTAAGGGAGAGAAATGAAAAAACTATTATTTACAATTCTTGTTATGATGGGTTCAACCGCCATGGCCAATCCATATAATTGGCAAATCACCCGTGTTATTGATGGTGATACCGTAGAATTTAATGTACCATTTATGCCTGATCCATTACCAAAGAAATTATCAATTCGTGTATTAGGCGTTGATACACCAGAAAAAGGCCATCGTGCATTATGTCCAAAAGAAAATGAAGCTGCACAGAGAGCCACACAATTTACCAAAGATGTATTGAATCGTGCATATCAATCTGGCCAACAAGTATTGATTGAATTAAAAGACCATGATAAATATGGCGGCCGTGTGCTTGGTGATGTGGTTATTAATGGTCAGCGTTTATCGCAATTACTAATCGCCAATGGCCACGCAAGACCTTATTTTGGTGAAAAGAAATCTTCATGGTGTTAATATGACAAATCTACATCATATATGCGATAATTGTGGTTCTGAGTTTACGATTAAATACGATGAGGATCAGACTGAAACTGATCCACTCCATTGTCCGTTTTGTGCAGAATATATTACGGAACATGAAGAAGTTGATGATGATGAATGACCTGGTACTTTCATAATACCATCAATGAGATAACAGCCGAAGAAACCGAAGGGTTCTTTGGCTTTGTCTATCTCATCACTCACAACAAAACTGGCCGAAAGTATATTGGCAAGAAATTCTTTACTAAATCTAAAACTAAACAAGTAAAAGGTAAAAAGAAAAGAATTCGTGTCGCCTCTGATTGGGAAAACTATTGGGGAAGTAATAAGAAATTACAAGAGGAAGTAAAAGAAAAAGGTGCAGATCAATACACTAGAGAGATTTTACACCTCTGTAAAAGTCGTAGTGAGTGTTCTTATTGGGAAACTTTTGAGATTTTCAACCGCCACGCTCTGATGAATGATTCATACTATAATGAGTGGGTGTCCTGTAGGATTCGGAAGGACCACCTTAAAGCTAAAGCATCTTAATTTCAAACCGGACACCGATACTTATAATATTTTCAGCTTCATTTCACAATAATTCAGGTAAAAATTTATTATTTTTTCTTTGATTTTCATCTGATGAAATAATTCTCAAATTTTGATGTACGTGCAATCCAGAGACATTTTTACCACGTAAGGGTATTATGTGATCCACATGATGTGGAGTTCCTGTTTGTTCTGTTATTCTTCTACATTCATCATAGATTTCGCTTATTTTATTAATGTCACGCCATAGTGGTTTTTGTTTGTTTCTATGTTCGTGAAAATAACCTGCGCCAATTTTGGCAGCAATAATTTTTTCATGTGAAGGCGAACAAGCTTTTTTGTTTTTGCGAAAAATGGGTTTATTACAAATTAGACAATTCATAGTTATCTCCGACTGATATAGATAGTTATGTGGGACAGCCTGATCCGACCGGGTTTCTTGGTACGCCAATACCAAGATTACCACATTTATTTATCATCTGGTAGAATTACATCATCTTTGCCACAAAAATGTGCGGTTGCAACATAAAATATACTAAATAATATTGTAATGCTTAAGGAGGTTACAATGTTATTGAAATTTAAATCTTTTCTACAAATGCTGTGGGATTCTATGATTGAAGGCCAAATGAAGCGTGCCGAATATTATAAAAAAACCCGTAGATTTATGGAATAAACTCAATCAATCGTCTAAAGGAGATTCACATGTTTGACTATTTTAAAAACGCTAAAGTACCACAAATCGATGAAATCGTTGCCAAATCTACTGATGTGGCCATTCAAACCATCGACTATCAGAACTCGGTATTTAAAGAGACTTTGAAGTTTTTTAATACTGTTACAGACAAATTCTTTTATACATATACTGTGAGTGCAGCAGATGCTGTAAATAAAGGCACGGAATATGCAAAAGAAGCAATTACAAAAGCAGGAAAACAACTTTCAACGGTATCTGCAAATAGCAAATAATACTCGTTCTTGGTTGCCTGTCAATAGAAATGGTTGGTGGATTAAGTTTTCCACCTACCATTCTCACAATATTCTTTTATTCTTAATTTCACCATTTACTGGTCAGACCATTATTCGTTATTTCGACAATGAAGATGATGCAGTAAAATTCATTAACTATATTTGCGACTTAGATCCTCATTTAGAGTTGGAGATTTAAAATCTGATGTTATTCGTGTAAGTGACATATTTGTTCTCTGTTATGCTTGTTTGATAGCCATAGTGTTCTGGTATCCAGCATTTATTGAAATCCACTTACTAGAATCCAACTGTACTGGACTAGATCTAGGAGTTCTGTCGTTAAGGCCTAATTCTCCTCCACTATTACTTCCCCATGCCCATAATGTATTATTATTTTTTGTCGCTAACGTAAAATATAGACCACTACTAATTTTATTCCAATCAGTACCAGTTCCTACTTGAACTGGACTGGATCTATTTACTATATCATTAAATCCTAGCTGGCCAGCATTATTTCTACCCCATTGCCATAGAGTACCATCTGTTTTGGTGGCTGCGGGGCTGTAGACACCAACACTCACCAGATTCCAATTAGTAGAAGTTCCTACTTGGACTGGACTGGATCTATCAATTGCGTTTCCAAGTCCTAATGAACCATTAGTATTAACTCCCCATGTCCACAGAGTACCATTTGTTTTAGTAGCCCCACTTGATCGATATCCTATATCAACCAAATTCCAATCTGTAGAAGATCCTATTTGAGTTGGGCTAGATCTAGCAGTTGTTTGATTGAGTCCTAAGTTTCCTCTAAGATTAGATCCCCACGTCCACAAAGTACCGTCAGTTTTTTGAGCAATTGCATCACCATATCTTTCTTTAATAATATTCCAATTAGTAGCAGAGCCAACTTGTGTTGGACTAGATTTATTAATTTGATCTCCAAGTCCTAGCTGGCCATAATTATTATCTCCCCAAGACCATAAAGTACCATTTGTTTTGATAGCAAACATTGCATTATCGATACTAATTTTGCTCCAATTAGTACCAGTTCCTACTTGGACTGGACTGGATCTATTAATCATGTCATTAAGTCCTAGATTACCAAAGCTATTATTTCCCCATGTCCATAAAGTTCCATCTGTTTTTATTGATCCAGATTGATAATCAAAAGTGTTTATTTCACTCCAATCATTACCAGCAACTTGAACTGGGCTGGATCTAAATCCATCATTTATACTTATTCCTAATTTTCCCACACTACCGTTTGATCCCCAAGTCCATAATTGATACTGTGGCGCAACCGTAACCGTAACATTAAATGTCCTATCAGAATCTTGCAATTCAGCATCAGAGGCTCTTACAGTAAAGCTATATGTTGTCTCAGCACCAATCGTTACAGTACCATAAAAATATCCATTGCTGAGTAATTGTGTACCAGCTGGTAATGCTGTAGTATTGGAATATGTTGTGGCACCAGTAGCACTCAATGATACATTAAAGGATACATTGGCTGATTGATTTGATAAAGTGCTGCCTGTAACCCATGTTGGTGATGTAGAATATGTTACACCATTTACACGAATACCAAATCCACCATCTGGATTAATTACATAAAGATTATATGATGCAGCTGATCTAGCAGGTACTTGTGCTCTTAATGTTGTTGAATTCACATAACTAACTGCCGTGGCCTGTGTAGTGTCAATGAATACTGTGGCACCAGATTGAAACTCTGACCCATTAATCACAATGTAACCACCAGCAGTATCTACGGCAGTATCATCTAATATTGTATAAGAAGAATTAGCAACATTGACAGAAGTAATTTTAGGTGCCAATGTTTGTGTAAAGGCTACGGTGGCAGTATTGGATAGTTTAGTCGTACCAATGGCATAATCTTGTATGTTTTGGGGTTGTATTTTGGTAAGTGGCATGATTTTATGCGGTTCTGGTGGCTATGGTGTTGTATTTTCCAATACTCACCTTGCTCCATGTGGTACCAGATCCTATTTGGACTGGACTGGATCTATTTACTATATCATTAAATCCTAGCTGGCCACGATTATTACGTCCCCATGTCCATAAAGTACCATCGGTCTTGGTGGCTATGGTGTTATAAAATCCAATACTCACCTTACTCCATGTGGTGCCAGATCCTACTTGAACTGGACTGGATCTATATACTCTATCATTAAGTCCTAGCTGGCCGTGATCATTACGTCCCCATATCCATAGTGTACCATCAGTCTTGGTGGCTATAGTGTTATAAACTCCAATACTCACCTCACTCCATGTGGTGCCAGATCCTACTTGGACTGGACTGGATCTATCAACTATATTACCAAGTCCTAGCTGGCCATTATTATTATATCCCCATATCCATAGTGTACCATCAGTCTTAGTGGCTATGGTGTTATAAGCTCCAATACTCACCAAATTCCAATTAGTACCAGATCCTACTTGGACTGGACTGGATCTATCAACTATATCATTAAATCCTAGCTGGCCTCGTTGATTACTTCCCCATGTCCATAGAGTACCATCAGTCTTGGTGGCTATGGTGTTATAGGAGGTTCCAATGCTCACTAGATTCCAATTAGTACCAGATCCTACTTGGACTGGACTGGATCTATGTACTATATCATTAAATCCTAGCTGGCCACGAATATTACCTCCCCATGTCCATAAAGTACCATTAGTTTTGGTGGCTATGGTGCTATATTCTCCAATATTCACCAAATTCCAATTAGTACCAGATCCTACTTGTACTGGACTGGATCTATATACTGTATCTCCAAGTCCTAGTTGGCCACGAATATTATATCCCCATGTCCATAAAGTACCATCAGTCTTGGTAGCCATGGTGTTATAACTTCCGATACTCACCAAATTCCAATTAGTACCAGATCCTACTTGGACTGGACTGGATCTATCAACTATATCATTAAATCCTAGCTGGCCAAAATTATTACGTCCCCATAACCATAATTGATACTGTGGCGCAACCGTAACCGTAACATTGAATGTTTTGTCTGCATCTTGATTTTCTGCGTCTGTAGCCCTCACAGTAAAGCTATATGTTGTCTCTGCACCAATAGTAACTGTACCATAAAAATATCCATTCGATAATAATTGTGTTCCTGCTGGTAATGCTGTGGTATTAGAATAACTTGTTGCACTCGTAGCACTTAAACTTACATTAAAGGAAGTATTTGCTAATTGATTTGATAGCGGGCTTGAAGTAACCCACGTTGGTGTCCCTGAAAATGTCACACCATTGACACGAATACCTGTGCCACCGTCTGGATTTACCACATAGATATTGTAAGAAGCGGCAGATTTAGCCGGTAATTCTGCTCTGAGAGTTGTACTATTGACAAATGTTGTTGAAGTGGCTTGTGTCGTATCAACCAACACAATCGCACCAGATTGAAAGTCTGAACCCGTTACAACAATATAACCACCGCCAATATTTACTGCTGTATCATCCAGTACGGTATAGGCACTATTGGCAACATTTACCGTTGTAACTTTAGGTGCAAGGGATTGAGCAAAAGCCGACACGGCAGTATTTGAGAGTTTATTGGTATCAATTGCATAATCTTGTATGTTTTGACCTTGAATCTTGGTAAGTGCCATGGTTGCCTCTTGGTTGATTAATTACCTATTTATTCTATCTAAATACTTGACAACACGATTTTTATCATTTATACTTCCAATATGAAATCTCTTATTACCGAAATAAAATCTCTTACCGATTCAGAAAAGATCAATTTGTTGGCCATGTTTCTTCTGGCCGCCTTTGTCGTTGCCTCCGTGTCCATTATGTTTAATATCACCCGTGGTGCCGATGTAGACTATTTTAAAGAACGCTTGGTGATTACCGAAGCCAGACTGAATTCAATTGATAAAAAGGTAGATGATTACCGTGACCGCATTGATCGCATGAATGACAAACAAACAGAGAAAATGATTGAAGTACAAAGAAAAGTAGAAGAGCATGAAAAATGGATAGAAGAATGGAAAAAATTACCAAATCTACCAAAGCCGAGGAGATAGTATGAGTGATGGTGGAAAAGGTTCAGCACCAAGACCATTTTCTGTTGATCGCAAGACATTTGAAAATAATTGGGATATGATATTTAAAAAACCATCTTGGGATCATTATAGTGATCTACCAAATCCTGACGCATATACAAATGATTATCAGGACATTTTATCGACCGAAGATTGTGTAGAAAATGTATTAAAGGATTTCAAACCAAATGGTACAGAAACGGAACAAACACCGTGATACCTTTTGACATTGAAGTACCATACCGAATGAGGCCCAATATGAGGCCTCTTTCTGATTCCGAGCCCATAACATATCAAGATGATCAATATGATGATTACATTGATCAAAAGAAAAAATTATGTTCGCCAATATTTGGTAACAATGTAACAGAAGAATTGCATGAAAACATTTTGAATTATTTAAAGTGTAATGATTTCAGCGAGGCCACCAAAAAATATCAAGAAGATTTTGTGATATGGGCACCAAATGCTGATGGTAAATTATCCATGCAAATAGCATCTGTGTGTTTTCCATCTGGTTGGGATCCAGCAGAAAAGATTAATAAGACCTTTGCTGAGATACACCAACCTGTGGCCGATAATAAACTCATCATGTCGGCGGCTGATAGTATTGCCACAATGATTACACAAAAAGGACCATTTGTGCGATCTGTATGGACTGTATCAAATACACCGAATTTAAACCAAAGGCCATCTGTAAAGAAGCCGTGGTCAAATGAAACGGTACATCAAATGTATTATCGAGCCGAAAGGCAAGTTACCATACCTCTTGGTGATAAGGCAATATTCTTTATTCGAACTCATATATTGCCTTTATTGTCAACAGATTGTGATAGAATCCGAATATCTATTAATAGTATGACCGATGAAATTCTGGCCTATAAAGGCTTGCAATATGTTAAGGAACAATTAAATGTTGAAAACATGGGTGCTTGTTCTGGTTATTAATGGTGTCACAACCGATTTAGGGCCAAGAGTAAATATTAATGATTGTACCCAAGCATGGAAAGTTTATATAAAACAAAACCCTAAATTAAAATACAATACATTTTGTGAATGGCGTAATGAATGAAAAATTATGATTGGAAAGAAGGTGGTAACAATATTAGTTGCTACTATTATTACAATACCAAAGATGGCCTGATTGTAGGCCAAGTCCACAATATATCGCACACCAATATATGGGTCTCAAAGATATATAAAACTCCTACCAATGAGCATTATCTTGGTCAATATATTTCATTAGAATATGCCAAAAATGCCATCGAAAGGCATTTTGATATACAGTCTCGTACTTTGCTAGAAAGTGATTTTTAATGAATCGATATTCGAATATGCCTGTGGTTCTAAGTGCGGTTACCTCTGATGAACCGATATCCGATGTACCATGTGGCACCTGTACCAAATGCTGTGAATTATTGGCACCGATGCTGACACAAGAAGAAATTGCATCAGGATTATATCCAATCAGTCTGGTCAATCCAACGGATCATCAGTTAAAAGAAAACCCTTCCGCCAATATTGTCATTACACTTTATCGTAAAAAGGAAGGTGGTTGTGGTATGTTTATTGATGGTAAATGCTCGATCTATGACATTCGACCAAAGGCCTGCCGCCAATTTGATTGTCGCAGAGGCCACTATCCACCACTTATATCACACGCCAAAGAGAAATTTGCAATTTAAAGGACTTTACTATGAGAATTGAAGAAGATATTAAATTAGATTTTCGTGATGTATTGATAAGACCAAAACGATCCACACTCAGTAGTCGCAAAGAAGTAAATTTAGAAAGAACCTACACCTTTCGCCATAGTAAACAAACCTGGTCTGGCATACCAATCATGGCCGCAAATATGGATGGTGTTGGTACATGGAATATGGCTAAAGCTCTTGCCTTCCATAAACTGTTTACTGTATTGGTCAAGGCCTATAGCATTGGCGATCACAATATAAATTGTCCTGATCTTGATGCAAACACCTTTGCTGTATCAACAGGGACGAGCGAGAATGAATTTGGTCGCCTTGAAATTATAATGCAGTCTCAACCACAAATACAGTTTATTTGTATTGATATTGCAAACGGTTATTCAGAGCATTTTGGTGACTTTGTTGAAAGAGTCCGAAAAAACTTTTCCAATAAAACAATTATTGCAGGTAATGTTGTTACCGCAGATATGACACAGGAGTTAATTTTACGTGGAGCAGATATTATTAAAGTTGGTATTGGGCCTGGTAGTGTTTGTACTACTCGTATCCAAACTGGAGTCGGATATCCTCAATTATCGGCCATTATCGAATGTGCTGACGCTGCTCACGGCCTTGGCGGGCATATTATTGCTGACGGCGGCTGTACTTGTCCTGGTGACGTTGCTAAAGCCTTTGGTGGTGGTGCTGACTTTGTAATGGTGGGTGGTATGTTTGCAGGCCATGATGAAGGCGGTGGTCATATCGAAAATGGTAAAGTAACATTCTATGGTATGAGTTCTGATACTGCAATGGAAAAACACCATGGCGGTGTGGCCGAGTATCGAAGCTCCGAAGGCCGTACTGTAGAGATACCATATAAAGGACCAATTCAAAATACCGTCAGAGATTTACTTGGCGGCCTAAGGTCAACCTGTACCTATGTCGGTGCGCCAAGTTTAAAACAATTGCCAAAATGCACAACCTTTATTCGTGTCAATCGCCAGATCAATGATGTATTTCTGTAATGAAAGAATTTGATTATAACCTGCCATACACCGACTTAGACTTCACCGATTCCAAAACCAGGCCATATTATCGTATAGGCCGTGGTGAGCAAGGTGTTTTATTAGTCCGACCATACACTAACGAAATCTGCCAATATTGGAGATTTAAAACACCAAACGAAGCCACCAAATCCGCCAAGAAAATCTATACAATGTTCCTGTCTTTTATTTCCAAAAACGATTTTATTGGTGCCGATATGTGCCGTAAATTCTTAGAAATGGGATTTACAAGATCCAGAAGATATGCCAACCATCACTCAGGAAAAAAGTATAATTCTGACCGATCTATCAAACCGCAAGAGAAAGACCATGCCACCTGCCACTATGCAGAATCCGCTACAATCTTTTTAGAATACCGTAGAAAAGCTGCAGAGAATCTACAGTATAAGACCATGAGAAAGGAATGGAGGGAGAATGAATAAAGACCATGTAAACCGTAGAATGACCAAGATGGCATGGGGTAAGTATAAAGGCCGTACCGTATCTGAATTACCCGACCATTATATTGAGTGGGCTTGTGTAAACTATATGGACAGAGGCCAACAAGTGATATTTAAGGAAGAATTAGAATATCGAAATACCTATGAGAAAAAGAGTTTAAAACCTAGGTATAAGTAAGAGCAGCAACCGAATAGTATCGGAAACCATGAAAAACCTGTGTGAAGAATGGGCCAATATAAAGAAAAAAACTGTAAATTCTGTAAGAAGCTGCACCGAAAACGTGGCCCATATTGCGGCCAGTCTTGTGCGAACCGTGATAGACCAGAATACTCGCAGAAGGTCTCAGAGAATATGCGAAAGGTTGCAGCAGAATATAATAAAACTCCCGAAGCCGTTGCCAAGCAGAAACAATTTGGCACCTCTCTGGCCTCTCTGACGGCCGAAGATTATACTATCGATATTCCAGACCTTGACCGCAGCGTACCTGACGGTTATACTGAAGCCTCCGACTGGTAAGTAAGTACTCACTCACATAGACCAGGACTCGCCTCCGGACTGTTGTTTTTTTGCACCAGCCCCATCCGACCTCTTGACAAATGCCGCATCCTTTGATAGAATTGGTGTGTTGACGATAGAAAAGGATATTAAATTGTTTATTACTTCCATGAGCCAGGTCAAAAAAGTGTCCCCGGCTGATATTCTGAAGCGTAAGAATCCTGCTGCTTCGATGCCTGTTCCGACCTATGCTGAGATTATGGCGAAAATTGCGAAGCTTGAAAAAGAAGCCGAGTTTGCGATGGCTGCCGAAACCTTCCTCGATTGTGATTATAAAAAAGTGAAAATTTCGAAGCGTGTTGCAATGGTCCCGAAATATGCAAGAGGATATACCAAGTGATAGTTTTCGAAATTCTCGGCTGTGTGGCCGCTGTTGTTGCAATTGTGTGTGTAATGAAACCTTGGAGTTTAGATTGAGAACCAAAGTAATTATTGAAGGCCTGAATAATTCCCAGAAATTCCGTGCTGTAATTAACGGAATTTTTATCGGTGATTGTCAGGTGAAGGATTTAGTGGGCAACCGATTCCCGCAAACCCAACAAAGGGTCGCCGTATGGGAGGCGCTAATGGAAATAGCTCGTGCTCG